AGGTTCTGCCGCAGCTAAGTTCTACGTTCAAGCACTTGGCGGTTTTGCTGCTTCTGGTCTTGGTGCTAATGGTGTAAATTCACAAGGAACGCAATGGTGGAATAACGGAAGCCTATCGGTCAACGGAGTGAAAATCTTTGTTTGCCCAGGTATGTCTGCTGACAAGATGTATGCCGCAGAACGCAGCAATCTTTACTTCGGTACTGGTCTTCTAAACAGCACCAACGAAGTTAAGTTGTTGGATATGGCGGATTTGGATGCTTCTAACAATGTGAGAATCGTGATGCGTTTCACCAGTGCTGTCCAATTTGGCATCGCTTCGGATATCTGTGAGTACGCTTAATTGCATAATAACAACACAAGGGGTAAGTGGGTATTGACTTACTTGCCCCTTTTTTTTTAATACAAATACAAAAATATGGCTTGCTTACTAACTACTGGACGGAAAGTCCCCTGCAAAAGTGCCTTTGGAGGCATTAAAACAGTTTATTTTGCTGACTACGGTTCTCTAACCGCTATTGCAATTGATGCTACCACCAAAGAAGCTACCACTACTGGCTCGGCAACTTGGTACGAATACGATGTGAAAGGAAATTCCTCTCTTGAAACTACTGTGACAAGCAGCAGGGAGAATGGGACTACCTTTTATACGCAATCGTTGAACTTGACCTTGACGTTCCTTGATGCTCAGACACAGGACGAATTACAAACCCTTGCAGTTGCTCGCCCATACATTGTGGTTGAGGACTATTATGGAAACAGCTTCCTTTGTGGTTATGAAAACGGAATGGAATGCACAGGCGGTACTGTTGTAACAGGCGCAGCCGCTGGTGACCTTTCTGGATTCACACTTACATTTGAAGGAATGGAAGAAGCTGCTCCATTCTTCTTGGCCGCAGCCGTCACAGGTGATGCTACTCAAATTGACCCAACGGCAACTGCCCCACCAGCCCCTTGATAAATTTGTGTTTTAGTTAAAAATCAAGCCTCCTTAATCGGGGGCTTTTTTTTTGGATAGGCCATTCTACAAATTGCCTTGATTTGTGCGTTATATAAGAGTATGATAATTCTCACCACAACGGCTGCGGCTCAAACCCTTTCGGTCATTCCGAGGGAATATGACAATAGTGAGTTTGCAATGTCTATTAGAGATGACCAAACTAATGTGGAAGTGGTCTACAATTCTAACACAGGCGTAACAAATGGAAACTATCTACAATTCAGCAAGGCGTTCTTTCCTGTATTGGTTGAAGGTCATTTTTTTGATTTGCGACTTTATATTGACTCGGACACTTGGCAAACCAATAGCAATTTTTGGAATATGTATGACGTTATTTGGAATTTAGCAGCCGACCACATCAATGACATCTTTCGTGATAAGATTTTTTGTACCGACCAAACTATAGACGAGTCGGAAAATGACTACTACAAATTGGATGAAGGCCAATATGTTGAATATGATGGTTACATAAATAATGAAACGCTTGACGAAGGCGTACCTGAAACTTACATTGAATACAACGGTTCGGATAATACTTATACAGTACGATGAAAAAACAAGAGAGAAACAACAAGGGGCAATTCAAAAAGGTTTCAAAAACCTCAGAATTTGGATTTGTAAACTTAAGCACCTATACCAGTCCTGAAATCAAAGAAGTTTCTGGCAAAGATTACATTGAGTATGGAGCGGACAACAACTACTTTCAATATCTCATTGATCGCTATAATGGAAGCCCAACAAACAACGCAGCCATCAATGGAATTAGTCAAGCTATTTATGGCAAAGGACTGAACGCTACAGACGCAAACAGAAAGCCTAACGAGTATGCTCATATGGTGTCTTTGTTTAAGAAGGACGTTGTAAGAAAGTTATGCTATGACCTGAAGCTAATGGGTCAGTGTGCGGTTCAGGTTATTTATTCCAAAGACAGAAGGTCTATTGCTCAACTTGAGCATATGCCTATTGAAACATTGCGTGCAGAAAAATGCAACGAAGACGGTGAAGTTCCTGCCTACTATTATTTCAAAGATTGGCCAAATATCAAGCGCAGCGATGTGCCTCTAAGAATCCCAGCTTTTGGACTATCCAAAGAGAACATTGAGATTCTGTACATCAAGCCCTACAAGGCTGGGTTCTATTACTACTCTCCTGTTGATTATCAGGGAGGTTTGCAGTATGCGGAATTAGAGGAAGAAGTAAGCAATTATCATCTAAATAACATACTTAACGGCCTGAGTCCCAGTATGTTAATCAACTTCAACAACGGAACGCCAAACCAGCAAGAAAGGCAGTTGATTGAGAATAAGATTGCACAAAAGTTCTCAGGGACAAGCAATGCGGGAAAGTTCATTTTGGCTTTTAATGACAACAAAGAGAGTCAAGCCGAAATCACTCCTGTTCAATTAAGTGATGCACATAACCAATATGAATTTCTTAGTTCGGAATCGTCATCTAAGATTCAGGTTGCTCATCGGATAGTTTCGCCATTCCTGCTGGGCATTCGTTCAGCAACTGGCTTCTCAAGTAATGCCGAAGAAATTAAAAATTCTTCTTTATTGATGGACAATACCGTTATTAGACCTTTTCAGGAACTTTTGATTGATTCCTTTGACCAGATACTTGCTTACAACAATATAGCCTTAAACCTATACTTCACGACCTTACAGCCGCTTGAATTTACAGAGGTAGATAGCGACATTCAAGACAAGGAAGATATTGAAGAAGAAACTGGGGTTGAAATGTCTAATCAATCACCTGAATTTCTATCTGATGAAGATGGTGCATCTATATTAGAGAACCTTCAAGGCGAAGTAATGTCAGAGGACTGGATTGTTGTGGATGAACTTGAAGATGAACAAGACATTAGCGATGAGGATTGGGCAACTATTTGCATCGCAGAAAAGAAGTCATTGTTGCAGAAACTGAAGGACGAGATTACATCAAAGCCAAATGGCTTTAGCTATTTAGACAGCAAGAATTACAAGGTGCGTTACAAATATGCAGTTGGATCAAGGAAGCCATTGAAAGATGGTAATGAACCACGCACTTTCTGTAAAAATATGATGAATCTTTCCGCAGGGGGTACGGTCTACAGATTGGAAGGTATTGATGCAGCAAGCAGGGCAGGAGTCAATAGTCAATTGGGACACGAAGGCCAAGCCTATGACCTGTTCAAGTTTAAGGGTGGGGTCTATTGCCGTCACAAATGGGTCAGGGTTTTGTACCGTTTAGAAAGCAACACCGAGCCTTCAAAGAACTTGAAAAACTACAAGCGAACAAGGACTATCCCAGCCTCGTATCTTAAAAACCCAAGAGGAACGGCAGAGTCAAAAATAGCACCTATCAATATGCCCAATCAAGGACATTATCCTGGAGTAAAATAGAAACAATGGCAACAGTATTATTCATCAACCGCACCGATTTAGTCCGAAACTCCATTATGGATGGGAATGTGGACACAGACAAGTTCATTCAGTTCATCAAACTGGCACAAGAAATTCATATCCAAAACTACCTTGGAACTCAGATGTACGATGGCCTGACGGCAGCCCTTGTCGCAGGAATTGATTTGCCCGCAAACGCCCGATGGAAAACCCTACTGAATGACTACGTTGTCCCGATGCTTATATGGTTCAGTCAAGTAGATTACATTCCATTTGCAAGCTATCAAATACGCAATGGCGGTATGTACAAGCATCGTTCTGAAAATTCGGAAAGTGTTTCCAAAGAGGAAGTTGACTACCTCGTTGAGAAGGCAAGGACAAATGCCGAATGGTACTCACGAAGGTTCATTGACTATATGTCGTTCAACGAAACCTTGTTCCCCGAATACACATCCAACAGCAATGATGACTTATACCCATCATATGATGCAACATTCAACGGATGGGTTCTGTAAAGAAGGAATATAAGGTTAAGAAGGTCAACATTGAGAAATTGAAAGCCTTTATCAGAAAAAATAAGAACAAAAAAATCAAAAAGCGCACCAATGGCAACTCTATTTAACACCAAAATATCTGCGACATACCCAGCCCTTCTAAAGACGGTTGACAATCTTGCGTTGACTGCGGCATTAAAGGAGTTGACTGATGGGTCTGGTAATCAGTCTGGTCTTTATTTAAATACGGCTGGTGATTTTAAAGTTACCGCTATACTTGAGTGGGGGTCATTAAAGGACACCGCCACAGGTGTGGTCATCACTCAGTTCGTCACAGCCGCAGATGGCATTGAGAATTTTGACAATGACACCACAATACCGACCAGTGCTGCGGTGAAATTGTACGTTGACAACAATACAATGCCAGACCTAACAGGAATGGTCACAAGTGTTGGTGCTGTCACAACGGTTGTCACCAACGCAAACCTGACAGGAGAGGTGACTTCTGTGGGTAATGCCACTACGGTGTTAAATTCAGCCGTCATTGGAAAGGTACTGACTGGCTTCTCAAGTGCAGCAGGAGTTGTTGCAGCTACCGATAGTATTCTTGAAGCAGTTGAAAAGATTGACGGCAATGAAGCGGCTAATCTTGCTTTGATAAACACCAACACCACCAACATCTCGTCAAACGACACAGACATTGCCACCAACACAAGCAGCATTAGCACCATAAATTCAACGGCTGAGTTCTTAGTTAACAAGGGTGTGGCTAACGGCTACGTCCCATTGGATTCTGGAGGCAAGATTTTGGAAACATACTTGCCAGCTTCAATCATTGGGCAAATAAGCTACCAAGGCACTTGGAACGCTAACACAAACACTCCAACACTTCCAACCGCTACCACGGTACAGGGTGACTATTATATTGTTGACGTTGCAGGCACTTACAATAGCATTGATTTCAATGTTGGTGACTGGGTAATCTCAAATGGCGTTGAGTGGCAAAAGGTTGACAACACGGATGCCGTCACCACTGTTTTTGGAAGATTAGGAAATGTGGTTGCTGTGGAAGCAGATTACAGTTCTTTCTATCCAACACTCACAGGATTGGATGCTTTAATAACAGCGAACTCATCTGTCACCGCTAACACGGCCAAAGTTGGGATCACCACAGGCCAAGCCTCTGAGATTACTGCAAACACCGCAAAGACTGGAATCACATCGGCACAAGCCAGCGAGATTACAGCGAACACCGCAAAGGTGGGCATTACAACATCGCAAGCGGATGCAATTGTAGTGAACACAAGCAAGGTTGGAATCACCCCGACTCAGGCAAGTGACATCACAGCCAACAATGCCAAAGTCAGTAACATTGTTCAAACTTCCGTCACAGGAAATGCGGGAACAGTAACCAATGGGGTGTACACTACTGGCACACAAACTATTGGGGGAGTAAAGACTTTCAGTTCTCAGCCCAAAGCCCCAACCCCTGCAACATCTAATGATTCCACGTCCGTAGCAACAACGGCATACGTTAAGAATCAGGGGTACACTAATAACACTGGCACGACAACCGCAAGT